CAGCAAATCCGCGAACACCAGCACCACCAATGGCAGATGAATCAAGCATTTCCCTTCGCCATCCCAATGCATAAAATGCAGATGACTCAACAAGCTTGGTGAAATTCAACCATTGGTCTGATGGTCTGTTGCTCTGATGCGCTTTTAAGCTGCCTCCGTTTTTGATATATCGAATCAATCCGGAATCCATCAATTGCGTTTGCAATCTGCCATCACTGCCAGGCGATGGATTGACAATTGAATTGCCCATGTCCTGCCGCCCGGTTTCGTTTGATTCCACCAATGTAAGTGCGCTGTTTACCTTTTCAGCAATTTTTTCGGCATCGCGTGTTTCTGCAAGATCATACCAATCAAGAATTGCGGCCGCAACAGATGGCTGCCCCCGGCTTTGGCTGAACCATTCCAAGTCTGCAACATGAATCATGCTGTTTGCATTCACATCACGATGCCCGGATTTTGCCGATTCATCTTGAACCCGGTATGCAATCGGCTGCATGTATTCGTCAACAATCACGCCAGCAAAAATGCGCATGCCCTTGTATCGGCCATCTGTGACTGCATGCGCTCCGTTCAATCCAAAAGAACCAACCCTGTGCGCTTCCAAGAATTGCAGCTTTGGAAATCCTGTGTTGGCGTTTTCTGTCAATACAATGAAATAATCACCATCAACATCAATGGTTTTTGAACCAAGCCACGCAGACTTGCGAAAAGAAAAAGCACTTCCGCGCGTATCCAATAAGCGGTCAATTTTCTTAAAGTCTTCTTCAACGGCCAAAGCAAATTCTTTGTTTGCGCTGTATGATTGCAAACGCCATGCGTTGCCATATACATAATTTGCCTTCTGTTTAACTGCACCAGAAACAGTGGAAAATGATTGATAAATATAACGGCTGTCACCAAGCAGCATTTTCTGGCGGTTTTCCACCATCAATTCAGCAATGTCCCGCGCAAGTTTGCCACGGCCAAATCTGCGCTGGTCATCTGCCCCGCCAGGATAAAACTCGTTTGTTCCACCTCTGCCCCAAAATGAAGCCACACCGGAAGTGATTTTCTTTAGCTTTGGCAGTAATTTAATTGGTTTTGTTGCCATTAGTATCTTCCTCCCGATTGATCAGCAAAGCGCACCTTGCTGATATTTGTGACTTGGTTGCCTGCATCAATGACATAATCATTCATTTCTGAATCGGTCATTTGACCACCATCAGCACCGCCAGTTGTTGCAACGCGATAGAGCAACCGCAGTTGCTCAATAAAATCAGATGCCGACCAATCAGCCGGCAGTTCATATTGAAATTGTTTTCCTGCAACATTGGCAGACACAATGCGAGCGCCGCCACGTGATTGTGTATCAAACTCACCCAGCGCAAGTGTCTCAATTATAGACAATGCGGTTGCAGCGTCCTTTGACGATTTAATCCATATAACAAACAGCAGGCTTCTCATGTGCCTTTGTTATGATAAGAAAATGACAAATTGTCAACGCAGGTATTTTGACGGCTTTTTTGATATATAAAAAAGCGGTTTTAATCTTCTATTAAACAATGGATCGTGAAAGCATTAATGTTTTCGCGCCCCAAAAAAAACCACACATTTCTGTGTGGTTTCTTTGTTGATTTATTTTTGAATTAAAATGGGCATTCATTCATTGCAAGTTCTGCTTCTGTCATCGCTGGAACTTCTGCCAAAACATCAAAAGGTTTAAAAATTGGTGATGGCAAATAATCTTCGACGCATTCTGCCGCATATGCTTCATCTTTTAAAAACTGAGCTGCTTCGGCTGCTTGCCATGTGTCAATAAATTGTGAATCTTGTATGTGTTCTTGGTATTGTGTCATTTTTTTTTGGGTTATTATTTTTATTTATTTTTCCTGCGAAACAAAATCATCATGCAACAAAAAATCAATGTCAATACATTATTCATTATTAACTGAAATATTTTCAGTCCCAAGTGATTTGCACATGGCCGCGCAAACAACCTGCATTGCTTCGCAGTCATAAAAGTGGTCATTGTGCTTGTCAGTATTTATCCAGTCAAAAAAAGTTGAGCCATCAGCCTTTGTCTTGGCAATCTTTGCCCATGCATTGATTTGGCGTTCATACATTGCCCCGGCATCATCTGCATGCGTCCAAATTGGTTGGCCTCTGTGATCTTTCAATGATCGCATTAAACTCAACCTGTTCTTTGCTGATTGTTTGGAAAAGAAGAATTGCCCAACCTTTGCGCCACGGCTGATTGCTGTGCCGTCATAAGCATCCACTGGTTTCAAATCTGAATAAATGCGACGGAATCCATCTTGATTTAAATAATCCTTTGCACTGTCACCACGGAAAACCATCCAATTGTTTTCTAATGCTATGCGCTGCACCTGGTTGGTGTTGTAATTGCCATCCAAGAAAACGCGACAAGCACCGCCAGAACCAAGTGCATGTTGTGGAATTTTCCATTCATCGCAAGATTCCCGGATTTCGGCCGTTGTCACAACTTTGCGGCAATCAAGCAATCTTGAACGCAATGTGCCATCCACAATTGCCCATGAACGTATTACATAATAATAATGGTCTTTCTGCACATCCACTGTGCAAAATATAAATTGCCCGGAAGCATCCCATGCTTCTTTTAATTCATAACCGCCACATGAAGTTTGATTAGTATCAGCAGCCACATAATCTGTTTCCGCCCATGATTCTGCCAATCGTTTGCGCACAAAGTTTTCCAATGAATCCAAAGCGCCACGTTCCCGGTCTAATTGTGCCAACTTGAATTGCTCAACAAGGCTTGCCCATGAAACATGCGCCATTGCATTGTAAGAGAAAAAATCAAATGCATCATCACCATCCGGGTTGAGCGCAATGTATTTCCCGGATTGATTTCTGGTTTTCTGCATTGATGGCGCTGCATCCAACTTTCCACCGCAAAGCTGGCATTCATAAAATACAGAAGCCGCTAGTTTGCCAAAATTGATGCGGCCATCTGCATTTATGTAATCTTCTTTGGCCGCCCATCGCATGCCGCCAACTGGTATTTCATCCCCGGCAGCAGCTTGCCGCCAAATGTATGGAATCAACTCACCGCAACAATCACATGCAATGTGCCAGGTCTTTTGCTTTGATCGAATCCACATGTCATCCAGCTCACCGCCCTTGGTTTGCCCGGAAGTTGGCAAAAACATTTGTGATGACCATGTAAAACTGCTCATCCGGTCTTTTATCTGATCAAGCCAATTGTGTCCATACGCCCATGATTCATCTGCGCTGATGCGCTCCAATGTCTTAGAATTACGCGCAGCCAAAACATTGGCAGACAGCAAACGAATTGCGCCAAAATTGGTTGATGTGTAAAACTTTGTGCGCCTGTAAGCTTGGTTTGGTATTAAATTCAGCACCGCATCCGTTGAATCAATCAATGGCGTAAACTTATCATCTGAAAACTCTTTCAATGCTGATTCAGTCAAATCATACATTGCCGCCCGTCCCGGTTCAACATGCAAGCAATACAATTGCCACATCTGCGCCAGAAGGGTTTTAATGTGCTGCACTGAACCAATCAACCCAACTGTTTTGCCCCGGCTGTCTGCCAATGCCTGCAATGGTTCAACCAACAATGGATGAAACTCTGGATTAAAGCCGCCATAATCCAATGTTATGTGACGTTGTGACCATTTGATTGGATCAACCTTTTGGTATTTATTCAGCAGCAACATCAACGCCTTCCAAGTAATTTTCGCCTTCAGACTGAACACAAGCAACCACCCAACCTGGCAACTTCACTTGGCTGTCGGATTTGGTCAATGCTTTGAAACCTTCAAAAATGCGGCCGCCCAAAATCGCAGGTGAAAGCATTTCGTAAATCTTAGCTGGCGATGATTCCGCTGCCAACACTTCAGCAATCTCTTTGATTTGAGAACGGACACATGCGTTTCCGGCATAAATCATTGCTGCCAATATTCGCTCTACTTCTTCCCTTGGCATCATTTCGCCCTTCTCAATGCCCAGCTTCTTAATGTGCGCCTCTGATTCCCGGATGCATTTCTCTGCCTTCAGCAGCAGATCGTTCCAATGCTTCACTTCATCTGCCAAGTCTTCCTTAGTTGCCACGTTCAATTGCTCAACGTAGTAATCCCGGAAGTCTTCCAACGTCTTGCGGTTTGCTTCTTCGGCTGGCGCAACCTTCTGTATTACATCTGTTGATGTTTTGCGCTCAATCCGTTTGATGCTGTCTTTCAATTTCTTTGGCATTCTCTGCCGATTGATACGAAGCCATTTGCACAACGCTTGATGATCAGCAAGTGGCGCACCTTGTTGCTTCCATCTGCTCACCATTAATTGGCTCACATTGAAAATGTCTGCAATTTGTTGCTGCGTCATCTTAGTCATAGATTTTTGTTTTTTGATTCGCGTATAAAAATTCCCCAAGTCAAGTTACC